AGGATTTTGAGGCGTTCACCTTTGGCGAGCCGTCCGCTGTGCTGGATAAACGGGAAATTCTGGATTACATCGAGTGCACGACCAATGGCAAGTGGTACGAGCCGCCGATCAGCTTCGATGGGCTGGCACGCAGTGCGCGCGCCGCCGTGCATCACAGCTCGCCAATGTACGTTAAGCGCAATATTTTAGCGTCAACGTTTATCCCACACCAGCTGTTAAATCAGCAGGAGTTTAGCCGCTATGCGCTGGATTATCTGGTGTTCGGCAACGCCTATTTAGAAGAACGTCAAAACCGGCTCGGCACCCCGCTGCAGCTGAAATCCTCCCCGGCCAAGTACACACGGCGCGGTGTAGAGCGCGGGGCTTACTGGTTTGTGCAGGACTGGAAAGAGGCTCACAGCTTCAAGACCGACAGAGTTTTTCACCTGATTGAGCCGGACATCAATCAGGAACTGTACGGCCTGCCTGAGTACCTCAGCGCGCTTAACTCCGCTTGGCTGAATGAGTCAGCGACATTATTCCGTCGCCGATATTTTGAAAACGGCTGTCATGCCGGTTATATCCTGTATATGACAGATGCGGCACAAAGTACGACTGACGTTGACAGAATGCGCAAGGCCATGCAAACCACCAAAGGTCTGAACAACTTCCGTAACCTGTTTATGTACGCACCGAACGGAAAACCCGACGGAATTAAAATTGTGCCATTGTCAGAGGTCGCCACTAAAGACGACTTTTTCAACATCAAGAACGCCAGCCGCGACGATCTGCGGAGCGCACACCGCGTACCACCGCAGATGATGGGGATTATCCCGAATAATACCGGCGGCTTCGGGGATGTGAAAAAGGCTGCTCAGGTGTTTGTACGCAACGAGTTAACACCGCTGCAAGAGCGCATGAAGGAAGTGAACGAATGGATCGGGCAAGAGGTGATTCGTTTCAATAATTATGAGTTGCCCTCAGATTGACAATCTGGCCGCCAGATTGGCGGCCTAACATTATTTTTTCCTTTTATTGGCATTATAGGTTTTCTTTGCGTTAGCCAAATATTTTTCATTCATCATCACTTTCTTAATAAACTCATCCACTAACTCATGAGAGTAATAGTGAAGTTCTGGATTTTCATTCTTATGATGATACTTATTGTTGCTTGACTTCCACCCATTCTTACATACAACAGCATCAAAACAGTTTCTATTTATTGATTTCAAGCCCGTTTTCTTATCCGTATTAACAAGGTGTTTATCAATAACTGCATAATCAAATCTTTCAAATAAAACCTTATTAATCTCTTCAATAATTCCACTTTGCAAGTACGGGTGGGTTCTCGCTCGATCTACTGGTTTTTCAATAATAAGAGCTTTTTTTAAGCCTTCGATGCCTTCATCTGCTTTAGCAAGTGTAATCGTCCTCCCATCTTCGTCAGATGTTGCGAATACAAGTTTAACATTTAGTGGTACAGCAAACTCTATATCATTATTACCATCAACATCAGCCTGTAAAGTAGTCGCAAGTTCAAGGATATCATCTGCAATGTTTCCATAGGTTGACTTCAAAACGGAAATCGGTGGTGATTTGAAATCACCTACTAGTGATATCATTCCTGTATGGTTGTTGTTTAAGAACGAAACCTCTGTGAACTTTTCAAAACAAGACGTATAGTTCAACACACCAGACTGAAATATCCTTGATGTTATCCCCTGTATTTCTGGCATGAGAAGGTGAACAGCCTGATCTCTAAAATATGTTATCTGCTCAATGTTTTTTCTGATTTTAGATTGAGCTGGGAAATTTTTATCCAAACAATCTCTGAGAGAAATCGTTTCTTTAAATCCTTTTTTATTTCCTTTTTTAAAAATACTATCCTCACCATCTTTTTCTATCAGCATAGCTTTAAGTAATTGTTCCCATGCGGTACAGAAACACATCACGAATGCATCCATTCTATTTTCTATTGATGGTCTATTATATAACTCTAAAGCCAACAACATATTATCTCTTGATTTAGATAATAATGCCTTAGCTAACTTCGATTGGCAGTTATGGCCAAGACCTCTTCGATGCTTGCTCTGCGAAAGTAACTTGGCAAATTCAACGGTAGTTATGTTTTGACAATTCGATGCCTCATATACATCAGTATCAATCTCACTTATAAAATCTGATAACTGCCCTTTCCCTAAATAGGTTTTAAATGTAGCATTTTTCCAGCCAGTTTCTAATAAAACATCTTCCTTAGTAAAACTAGCACCTTCGTTTTCTTTTTGTTTAAGGAACTCAAATAGTGCATCTAACGACTTTGTTATTTTCATTATTCTATCCTATTGCTGTGTTAATCTAACATAAGGTTAACCAAAAATATTTTTACTAATAGAATAACGCCTGAGTCAAACAAAGATCAAGTATATAAAGAAACAATTCCGGTGCTAATTATTTTTCATGGTATGGAATGGGCTCTTTAAGAGCCCATTTACTTGTTATGAGTGCTTTTCGATTACTAAATCAACGCCCTCATTCAGCAGCTCATTAATCGACTGCCCGGTGGCCAGTGCGGCAAGAGCCAACGCCTGATGGCGTTCCGGCGACAGGCGGGTGGTTACTTTCCCACTGTACGACTTGTAAGGCTCGATGCCGTCTTTTTGGCACTCATCGAGAAAGACCGCGAGTGAGATCGCGCCTTCTTTCTTCAGCTCGTCCACGCTGTAGGCGTAGAAGTCGGCGCCGCCGTTCAGCCCGACAAACTCGCCCCGGAACATTTCAATTTCTGGGTCAAAGTTGATGACGGCCGTATGGCCGCCAATTTTCAGTGTGTTATTCATCATGGTTTTATTCCTAAGCTATCCAACCAGATCCGAATGGAGTTAACCGCCCCCTTGTCAGTGGTGGGTCTGGGGTGTGGCCGGTGAAAGACTCTTTTTTCACCTTTCAACAGCACCGCGATCCTAGAACCTTCCCTTTCGTGAATCTTCGCCCCTAATGCGGTAAAAAGCGCCTCAATATCAGACCACTTTATAGAACCGTTGACAGGCCGGGCAAACACATCTGACAGCGTTTTTTGGTGTCGTTTGTTCATGGGTTTTATAGTATCACTTTATGACACCATTACAAGAATATTATAGTGTCATTATTGGATGATGTAATGCGGTGTGCTGAGAGCGCCATCATGGCGCTAAGACATCAAACCCCATCCTCTGCAAGTATTGTGATAAGTCGCCATGACGGGACGTTGGCGGCCATTTTGAAAAGGGTTCAACACGGCTTGCGCGCAATGCTATCCCCGCCTCGCCTGCACGCTTCATGTGTCGCTTTTAATGCAGTTGCATGATCCGGCGCGATCCACGCCAGTGTTGGCGCTGAGGGGGTAAAACTCACACCGGATCATCATGCAATTTCATGCATCTAATGCATGCATAGGATCTTTAGCCGTGTTAGTTCAGACTCGAACTGACAGCACACAATAGAAATGAACGCTCCGCACTGAGCGTGAAGTGCTCATTACGTTTAGTTTTTAACTATTATTACGGGTGATTCAACTCATGTTCAATACATAACTTCATCATAGGGATAAATCTATCACTGGATGATGAGAACACCTCGACGAATTTTGACTTGTAACTTTCAGGAACATGCCAATCTTCAGGGATGCTGTCTACGATAGATTGATAAAAATCAACAGATACCTCACAAATTCTATCCATCCATGAGTTATAACCTTCCGCAGAATTCAAATTCCCACGATGATATGGCGATGATTCGACAAATAATCCAGCATTAGTCCAGATCAGACCATCCTCCCCCCATACAGCATCACTATCATCTAAAAAGGCCACTCCAGCATCCATAAATAGCAGTTCGCCATTTAATAACTTGCAAGTATCATCTTTCACATCACTTATCTTCAGCCAATTATCAAATATAGATTTACCATATAGACTATCCACTTGTTTATCATTGAATTGATAGCCATCAGGTAACTCTTGTATGTCATGCATAAACTCATATGCGATAACATAAGAAAATGATATATTCAGCTCATTCTTTACATCCTCAGAAAGCTGAACAACATGGCCTTTTGGCCAGGGCAACCCTATTTTTTCGGCCAAATTAAAAGCCACAAGTTCATTAAACAACGCTCTTTCACCTTCGCCAGAATCGATGGAATATGGTTTCACAAACCAATCTTTACCTAGTTTATCAACGCCAACAAATGGATTAGAGTGATTCGTATATTCTTCCAACTTATTTTTAATGGATGTAATTGTTATCATGGCAACCTTAAATGAAACCTCATAAATATTATGAAAAATTATAATGTTATAATCAAGAGCAGCGCAAGCATTTTAGAACCATTAGTTGACTACTAACATGTCTGTTTATTTTGATTTTTGATGTCCCTTTCTTATACTGTTCTATCCTAGAAATTAGGCTGCGCTCTGTACTGTGACAGTATGCCAGCTAGAGTTTGAACCAATACAATTTTTAGCACAGAAAAAGATATGTATTGTGCTGATAACGCCCCACGTCAATCAGCCTGAAAACGTGGTCGGACTGGTGCTTGATGTAGTAATTCGCCTCTTCAGGCGTGAGGTGTGTGCCGAGCCGGTTTGCGGCGTGAATGAAATCAACGGTCTTTATGCGGCGACCCTTGCCGTTCTCGTTGAAGTTCAGCGCCTCCATAAACGCCCCGGCTAAGTTTAAATCTCGTCTCATACGTCACCTATGGATTAAGAGATCGCGGCAAGCTGCCTGATCACTTCTGCTTTTTCAGGGGCAATGCTGGTTTTCATCTCCCCCGCCAGTTCTGAAATCCATATCAGTGCAATGTCTTTGTCTTTCGCTTGGCTCTCATAACAAACCCCCAGACGGGCAATGAGTTCAATTCTTTCTAAAACAACCACTTCATCCACTGCTTGCACCCTTTCCCTCTGATGCTTAATTACTGTATTTATATACAGTAAATATCTATCAGATTTAATTGCGCAAGAAATTATTGGAAGCCCGCCCAATCGCTAACCGTCGGATAGTGCATTGAAATATCACCAAATTTGACTTTAGCGCCGCGCGCCAGTGCCTCAAGTTCCCAGCGCGTCGGCTCGATGCCGTGTAGTGCCAGCTCTGAGTAAATTTTGGATACACGATCGCGCTCGGCAGTGGTCAATCTGGCCGATGCAGCAGGCTCTATACGCTTAAATGGGTCAATTCCTCTTTGCTGCCTGTTTATCTGCGGGGCATTTGCCCGTAAACGCGTCATAACAGACCGTGCAACGGCCATATCATCCCAGTCAATTGGGGTGTCTGGATGGTGTTCCATCACCGCCACGGACTCTACAGGCTCCCCATCCTGCGCATTTTCGGCGCCACCGCTGCCGACCAACCCACAGTTATTGACAGGACTCCGAGGCGCGCCGGAGGCGCTTTTCAAAGTCAAAGGCTCAACGGCAACGGCTTTAGCGACGATGCGCCATTGCGTGGTGCGGGTTTCATAAACGCGATCGGCGCCGATGTGCGGGGCAAAAATCCCCGCAATTTTCTGCACTTCTTCGTCATAGGCGTTGCGCTCGTCGGCAACCCGGCGGGCTACACGCACAGTCTGATCGTCACGGGCAACGTTAGGGCCACCCTGCGCCAGAATGTAAGCGGCAAAGTCACCGGCATCAGCAGCAGCGCGCACCGCCTCAACGGTTTCGTCAAACTCATCGGCCAGACTGACAGAGCGGATCTTGCGGCACTCACGCCATGCGCCGCGCGACGGCAGGCCGATAAAGTGGAATTGAGGGATACGCCATGTTGACGCCCACGCGGTGACGGCGGCCGCCGTATCAGTCAACAGCTCGTCGGTTTCATGATCGCGTTCGCCGTCCAGCGCGTAGCCGTCGATGTTTTTTGCAATGTATTTGGCGATATAGCCCGCCGCACCGCCTTTGTTCAGGTGCTTGCAGTCAAAACGGTTTTTGGCGGCGCCGCGTCCGTCCCCATCTTCAGCCATGGCATAACGGCGCATGATGTCGATCACCTGCTGGCGTTGTTTTTTGGAGGTAAACAGCATCATATGCCAGTGCGGCGTCGCATCATGATGTGGTTCGACAACGCGCACGCCGTAGACCTGCAGGCTCGCATCTTTAAACGCAGTGCGGATCTTGCTAAACAGCTTCACAAGATTGCGCTGGCCGTCTTTTGGCGTGTACGCCTCTTCATCCCATTTCTGATTAAAATGCACCTTCGGGCTGTTCTTGCCGACGGCGCGCGTAGGGTGGTATTTGGATGGGGTGGTGAGGGTGATAAACATCCCTTTATCGCCACGGATAGCGGCGGCCTGCTCAACACCGGCGATCATCGCCATTAACTCCATTAGTGAGGAAATCGGTTTTTTTGTTGCCTGAAACGGCCCACATACCTGCTGTCGCTGCCTCGTCGTCAGGCATAAAGCATCCTATCTCTGAGCGTCGCTTACGCCAGCATCCCATCAATGTGCAGGTTTCAACATAGAAACGCTGCTTGTGGGTTCGCCACTGTTCAAAGAGATGGCGTCACAAACGGTACTTAACAACAGCACTCTCGTCGCTGTCGGCTGGGTGCTCTTTGGTGGCTCATCCCGTCATCTTCCTGTATGTGATCACGTCATGGTACTGCACCGGAGAAGACCAGCATTGTCCCCCATGAGAGCCGAGGCGAACTAATTCACCTGTTTTATTTTTTCTTTAATTTTAATTAGCTTTTTTATATACGCATTGCTCTTATCCCCTTTATCTATCTCCGCAGAAATCAGAGAGAGGAAGCTGTCATTAAAATCATCTTTGGCTAAGGGGTTAGCGCCATGAGCCAAAAGAACCTCAATGTGTTCTGGGCAACTGTTATACAGCGCATTAATTAATGGCGTTCTGTTCATAGCCCCTTTGATATTAACATCAGCTTTGTATGCAATTAATATCTTTAATGTTTCGGTGTTCGCCGCATCAAAACTTTCAAATATAATGGGTTGATTATGAACCTTATCTCTGGCATTTGGAGAGAGCCCGCCCTCTAACATAGCTTGTATCCAGACGCCTTTATCCGCTTTCATAACATATTCAGCCGGGCTACTTCTCCCTTCCGGCCTTGGCTGCAATGGGTCTGCTCCCGCCTTGACCAAATCCGTAATGAGCTTGAGCCGCTCTGGCGTGTTCTTGTCAAAGATAGCGTTATTGATCGCCCAGAATAGCAACGTCATATCCGCCTTAGCCGGCCGATTTAACGTTTCTTTGCTTACCGTCGGTAACATCGCATTCAGCTTCTGTCTCTCGCCTTCGTAGATAGTTTTGGCGATGGCCAGCTGCGTCCCTTCAAAATAATCTTGTGGCTGTAGATCCCTACCTTGTTCGCATCCCTGCATCATGAGCATCGACAGCAACATGATAATGATAAGAGCCCTGTGCCTCATGCCATCTCCATTTTAAGCGTAACCACGGTTCAACTTTGCTTTTTCACCGTATCAGCATCCCTCTATGCCCTTGAATACTGAGAACGGCTTATTTACTGACAGGGAGAGGTGGCCATTTCCCACCACGCTTAATTAGCTCGTCTTTGATGCGCTCAAGAGACGCTTTCGCCTCACTGCCGTCCGGACTTCTATTAATCAGCCGTTGCAGTTGATTGCCCATCGTCCAACCCGAGTTGCCTCTTATATCGCTATCGGCGCCTTTTTCTAATAGAAGAATGACGTGGTCATAGGAGTGATAATCTAAAGCATCGATGAGCAGCGTATCACCCAGTGAATTTCTTATATTTATATCAGCGCCATAATCCAACATGACCTCTAATGTCTCTGTATTTTTTGCAAAGATGCTATTGAATATAATGGGTTGATTATGAACCTTATCCTTAGCATTTGGAGAGAGCCCGCCCTCTAACATAGCCTGTATCCAGATGC